GTTGGCCATTGAAGACCAGCTCACATCTCGTAAGAGACAGAGCACCCACCAGAACACTAAGTAGTTCCCAACTTATTTGGTTTCTGGAGTCCATCTGACCAACCTATCCCCCTTACCGCTCCATGAGATTTGGAGCCAAGGCCTTGTGATTACATGGCCTCGACACGTCAGCACGGAGGGTCCAAAATAGATAGCGAGCCGCCTGATGTAAAAGTCAGTAACAGCTGAGGGCGAACCCCAACTGTCTATCCTCCTTGTCACACCAGTAAATTCCATACTGTGGCCACACCAGCAGGCCCTTACAAAGAGTAAGGGTTCTCCTGGGGGTGGGGTCAAATTATGAAATAGCTCGAATCTATTTGAAGGTAAATCAGATTCCTGGTTCTTCGGTATTTATCCAAACTGTTCTTTAGCCCATTACACGTAGTAACGCGATGGAAAACAACTTGATAATGTAAAGTCTATTATCTAAAGCGTCTGTGCTCAGGTGGGTGGTAAACTAAAGATCAGAGCGGGTAGGTCCCGGGTAGTCATGAGTTTGTCCACTGAGAACACATGTAAATTAGATAAGAGTGAAGGAGATACAAATCTCTCATAAGGTGCAGACTGTGGAGATGATTCCTGTATCACAAGAGATACATGGGGAGGAGGTGATTAACAGTCAGTTCCGAAACCTGTATCAGAGTCGGTAGCCTTGACCGATCTGCTCCACACGATTAACAACCGTGTAAAGAGGGGTCGAAGACTCACAACTTAACAGACAACAATTATAGAACTATGCTAAACTTATTTAATAGAGCTTGGGTAGGAATCCCAAGGTCCTTAAGGTCAGTCTCGCATTTCTCCATAAGTGCTGTTGCTAGAATGATGCCATCTCACAAGCTCTTTCCAAGAGTAGACTGGGATAAGATCGAGGCCGGCAACTACGCTGTAGTCGATCCGGTAAACCCATCTAACATTTTATATCTTGCGGAGCAGGATTATGTTATTATGGTTCGGGTGTCTCTGACAACAAACAGAACACTAAAAGTTCTGGCGCAGCCAGGAGACGTTCCCCCTACGACCTTCTCCCCCGACAACTCAGCTGATACCAATTCTCAAAATTCCCCCGAAAATTTTCGGGAGCACCCATGGCTGAGTGCTCTTCTTCCTAAAAAGGGTAAAGCAAACAAGGCTAGAAAACAAGTAAGATACATGTTCCATAGCCCGTTCGCAAACCAACATTGGAGAAAGAAGGGTTCTGAGGAATCGATGATCAATCTCCATCAGGGAAACCTTATGGATTGGCTCAGAATATGGTACAATAAAGTCCATTTCTGGGTCAAAGGTTCCTTACCGACCACTGTGCACGTACACGAACGAAACTCGTTCGGTCACGCTCTCTTACGTCTCTTGAAGAATCAAGGCCTTACACATATGATTTCCAGAATGAAGATTTGTCTCTTTGTTCTGAATTCGTATGTGGGAGGTATCAGGATCAATTCAACAGAATCACTAGGCTTCCGAGTGCAGCTTGCAAACGGACTCCCTGCGATACTTCCCTTGTATGCTCGATCCGCGATTCGAAGTGGTGCCCTTGCGCATATCCGTCTGTGGAGTACTATCTTCTCTTCCTACAAAGGATTTGAAGGAGTATATGGGTTGCCGCCCTTAGGGGCGATTACTCAACCGCATCCAGATATGTGGCAAAGTCCATACTGGGTAGAAGTTCCGGAATTTGTGAAAATTTTCTGGAGACTTCTCCGGCGTATGGGCGCATCACTTAGTCCGCGCTTCGAGATAAGGAATCTCTTCTTTACCTCAAAGGCGGGGCCTAACCACCCAAATTCGGTTCTCGGGAGCGGGATCGATGCTTTCGCATGGACCCTACAACCTCGAAACCTTATAAGGGAGTGGCTCAAAGCAACGGGTCAAGATACTCTCCATTTAGATTTTCGGAAGATATCCAAGATGGTTCCACTCTTGCAGTTTATCGGTTTGACAGCCGGTAAACCCGTTTATCGTTCCGACGGAACGATACGTAAGTGGGTGCCCGTCAATTTGACGGATCTCACCCTCGGGCGTCTGCATGCTCTTTACGAGCCTGCAGGTAAAGTCCGAGTGATTGCCATCGTGGATTACTGGACGCAGGCAGTATTAAAGCCTGTTCATGACTGGATGTTCAGTGTCCTGAAACTGATCCCAACTGATGCTACTTTTGATCAGGAGGGAAAAGTTAAGGAGTTTGCAGCTCGAGGTTACAACGATATTTATTCGTTAGATCTCAAAGCAGCCACTGACACCATACCCATGGACTTGTATATAAGTCTGTTTCGTCCCATCTTCGGTGATCATCTAGTAGAGCTTTGGAAAGCTTTGCTGACTGATCGTGACTTCATGATTCCCAAGGAGCTCATTGAGGAAGGAACCTATTTCAAAGGAACACGGCTGGCAGCTGTGCTCCAATATGGAATAAGGGGCCTCCTCACTAAGCTCGCAAAAGATCGTGTTGTACGCTACGGCACAGGGCAGCCGATGGGCGCCTTGTCGTCGTGGTCTTCAATGGCCCTTGTACATCACTTACTGGTTCAGTTCTCTGCGTGGACCCTCGCCGAGGGTCGCTACATTGAATTTGAATGGTTTGAGAAGTACTTGGTACTTGGAGATGACGTTGTCATTGCTGATATTGCAGTCGCGGAACGGTACCAGTCAATCCTCGCCTCTTTTGGAATCACTGTCGGCTTAGCCAAATCATTCATCTCCCAAGATGGAATGTTCAACTTCGCCAACCAGTCTTTCCTTAGAGAAGACAATATATCCCCCCTTTCTTTACGCGAAGAGGTAGGAATCGATTCCTTACCTTCTCGTGCTGAACTAGCTCTTAGAGCGGTTCGGAGAGGTTGGTTAGATTTGTCCAGAGGCAATTGGTTAGGTCCCTTACTCAAACTGTTTATCACTCCTCAGTTATACCAGGAGGTTACAAACGATTTGAAGAAAGGACGATGTCACCCCATTGTGAATTGGGTCACAGCGGCACTGTTCGTTCCTGGGACCGGAAAATTTTCCAGTCTTGGGATTCGAGCAGTTTCCATTACAACTTTCCTGGCGTGTTTAACGCGAAAGGTTAGTTTGTGGAATAAACCGCTGGTGGCTCTCAATTCGGAGGTGAGAGATGCGACGAGAGATGCTCTTGTACTTTCT